TATGTACCTCTTGTTGAACTCACACACATGAATAATGGGCAGGTATGCAAGTGCTAAAGCACCCTGACTGTAAATCAGGTGGACTTCGTTCCTCGTAGGTTCAAATCCTACTCTGCCCACCAACTTACAGGTAAATATGGACGTTACAAAATGGTTCTTGACTTTTGTGGTTGTATGTGCTATGATAATTGTGTTGTCAGTCACATACATAGTTTTTACAGTTAATAATATTTATTGGGAACTGGAGGTACTTCAGTCAAAACATACCAATATGATGCTAAAAACAGAACTTTGTCTCAAAAGGAGTAATCATGAAAGGTATAAAGAATCGAGGGTCCAAGGCTCATCGAGTAAAGACTAATTATACACGTAGCCCTAAGCATAAAGTAGGTATGTGTTATGATCGTAATGTATGTGAAAACGACACTAATGGAGATCAATCTGATGATGATGATGAACCTGAGCCACTTATGGATATAACAAGAAACCACCTAAAGACAGATTATGGACTTACAGAAAGCGAGATACTAGAATTAGATAGACAAGCCCAACAAGTTATGGGAAAAACTATAGTGATGATTGACACCGCTTTAAAAGATGAGTCAATAAATTGTTCAGAGAGAGTGGAGACTTCTTTGAACTTTATAGAAATGTGTATGAGTCTCATAGAACATAACCTGGAGTCACTGGTAGACTCTAAAGTTACCAAAGAAAAACTTAATTGAATCTAAAGAATGAGCAAGCAAAGATTGAAAATGAGATGAACGGACTTGGTATTGAAAGATACCAGAAGAATGTTCGTGATGCCAAACAAAAGAACCGAGAAAGTACCACCTTGTATGGTATTTCTCTGATGAAAGAAGCATTAGATTTAGTAGCAAATGGAGTTACAGAAAGCGTAGACACGGCCTTGAGTGGCAGATCTGGTGCATATGCTAACTCTGCTACTACTTTAATGCTTCTTGATCCTGAAGTTTGTGCATATCTTACTTTAAAATACACTATGGATGGGGTATCTACTCGTAGCCCATTGACTAGAGTAGCAATGAAACTAGCTAATGGACTTGAGGATCAATTTAAATTCGATCTATGGCAGAATTCAAAAGATTCTAAACATCTGTTCAGAATAATAAAGAACCGAGCGAATAAAAAGACTACGAATCGTGTCTACAGGCGGTACAACATTATCAGACAGATGACAAAAATAGAAGTCCTAGATCATTCTCCTTGGTCAAAACGTGAGAAGTTACATCTAGGTGCTAAGATGATTGACATTCTTATTCAGGCTACAGGTTTGATGGAAGTCAAAACTGTTCAATATAAACGTAAACAGAGGATCTTGTATCTTCAAGCAAATGATGCTACCCTACATTGGATCGAAGAACTGAACAAGGAAGGTGAAACTATCCATCCGTACTTCTATCCATGTGTAGTACCACCTAAAGATTGGTCCTCTATTTACAATGGTGGGTACTACTCTGACAAGATAAACACTATTCCTATGATTAAAACCAGGAATCGTGAATACCTTGAAGAAATGGGGCACCATCGTATGCCTATGGAATACGGTGCAATCAATGCACTTCAACGTACTAGATGGAAAGTCAACTCAAGAGTACTTGAGACTCTTCAGGCTTGTTGGGATACGGGTGATTCATGGGCTAACCTACCTCCACGAGAGGACTATAAGGTTATGCCAAGTCCTGTAAAGGGTAAACGTGAATCTTTGTCTGAACAAGAACTTGATAGGCTTATCAAGTGGAAAAAGAAGGCTACCATAGTGTACGATCTAAACGCTAAGATTACATCAAAGCGTATTCAGTTGGCACGTACTCTTTCTATGGCACATAAGTTTAAAGAGTACCCGTGTATTTATTTTGTGTATCAATGTGACTTTCGTGGACGTAAATACACGGTAAACTCGTTTCTTACTCCACAAGGTCCAGATTATGCGAAGTCATTGTTGCACTTTGCAGATAAGTTACCTATTAAAACAAAAGAACAGGAAAACTACTTTGCTGTACACGGTGCTAATTGTTATGGATTTGATAAAGTTTCTTTCAAGGAAAGGGTTGAATGGGTATATGCTAATTCAAAAGAGATATGTAAGTCAGCAGAGTCACCTCTTGACTATCGGTGGTGGACAAAGGCCGATGAACCTTGGTCTTTTCTGGCCTTCTGTTACGAATGGTCTGAATTTGTTGTTCAGGGTATCGGATACATGTCGCAACTACCAGTTTGTCTTGATGGGTCAAATAACGGACTCCAGCATTTTAGTGCTATGCTACGTGATCCTGTGGGTGGTAAGGCTACGAATCTTACTCCAGAAGAGTTACCACAGGATATATACCAGATGGTTGCAGATGTGGTCTTGACAAAAGTATCGAAAGATGCTATAATAGGTGTAAATTATTCACAAGCCTGGCTGGACTTTGGGATCAATAGAAAAATTACGAAGCGTCCAGTCATGGTTGTGCCTTATGGTGGGACACGTTATTCGTGTCGTGCTTACGTGGAAGAAGCTATGCATGAAAGAATATTAGGTGGTCAAAAGAATCCTTTTGGCGAAGAGATCTATGAAGCATCTTTATATCTTTCAATGCACGTTTGGGATGCGATAGGTGAAGTAGTGATTGCCGCACGAGAAGCAATGGGATGGTTACGTGATATAGGAAGAAAGATGTCAGATAAGAATCTTCCTATAACGTGGGAAACACCTTCTAATTTTGTAGTTCAGCAAACTTATAAGTCTATGAAGGGTAAACGAGTGACAACACATATTGATAACGTATTGATCAAACCTTCTGTATTAGAAGAACTTGATAGCATCGATAAACGTAGGGCAACAAATGGGTTGAGTCCTAACTTTGTCCACAGTATGGATGCTACTGCCTTGACATTGACCATCAATAAGTGTATAATGGGTGGTATAAACGATTATGCAGTTGTACATGACTCGTATGGAGTACATGCACATCATGTTCCTACAATGGCAAGTGCAATCCGTGAATCGTTTGTTAATATGTACTCAGATGTTAATGTACTTGATGACCTACATAGTAACTTAAAAGGTGTGTTGCCTGATCTTGACGAGCCACCACCTTTAGGTGATCTTGATATAACAGGTGTACTCGATTCTGAGTACTTTTTCTCTTAATTTTTATAATCGAAAGGCATATAGATATGGCTAAACAACTCAAAGTAACACCAAAAGGTGCATTTCACTGGGCACACATTGGAACTCCAGATACAACCTTCAAGGCTGAAGGACAGTACCACATCAAAGTCCAGCTTTCTGGAAAGGAAGCAGAAACTATGCGTGAAAGCATAGACATGGCTCATAAATCTTGGAAAGATGAGGTCATTAAGACCAAAGGTAAAAAGTCTTACCAGGAATTCCTTCCATACAAGGTTATTCTTGGTGAAGATGGTCTTGAAGAAGGTATCCAGTTTCACTTTAAGATGAAAGCGTCTGGAGTGAACTCACGTACTGGTCAAGCGTTTACACAACGACCAATGGTCGTAGGTCCAGATAAGACCCCTTTGCCTACGAATATCAAGCTTGCTAATGGAAGTCTTGGTAAAGTAGCTTATGAGATGGCACCTTATCAATTTGGTTCTGGATTGGGTATTCAACTTCGCATGAAGTCTGTTCAGGTACTCAAACTCATTGAATGGAATGGTTCCGGTGGAGGCGATGCTGATGTGTTTTCAGTTGAAAAGGGTTATGAAGTTAAAGTAGATACAAAACCGGATGTGAAAGAAGAAGTAGAAGAAATCTTTCCAGACGATGACAATAATGGTGACTTCTAAGAAGGGTTCACATCGAATACGGACTCCAATACACAAACGTAAGTTTTATGTAGCTGAGTCTGCAAATGCACCCTACCGTTCAAAGTTTGAACAAGAGATTGCTGAAAACCTTGAACAGAGAGGATGTAAATTTGGATACGAATCTAAATTAATTCGATATATCTTAGAATGCAGATATACACCTGATTTTGTACTTCCTAATGGACTTATAATTGAAGCAAAGGGTCGTATGTCTGCACGAGATTCTCGTAAGCACCGTGCAATAAAGAAACAATCTCCTGACTTGGATATTAGGTTTGTGTTTATGAACCTTAATACTCGTGTAGAAGGAAGTAGATTCACACATCAGCAATGGTGTGAAAAATATAACTTTAAATACTCTGAACGCATAATTCCAAAAGAGTGGACAGATGTCAAAACGTAAAAATACTGAGTATATCGTAATTCATTCAACTGGTACTCCACCACAGATGGATGTCAATTTATCATTAGTAGATGAATGGCACCGAAAACGAGGCTGGTTGAAAGTAGGGTACCACTATTTCATCAATAGTGATGGTACTATCGAAACAGGACGTAACCCACATGAAGTAGGTGCGCACGTAAAAGGGTACAATGGTAAATCAGTATCCGTGTGTCTTGCTGGTGGAGTAGACGAGAATGGGCAACCTGATCCGTACTACTCTGCATTTCAATGGGAGTCGTTATTTTCACTCACCAATGCCTTGACATTTATGTTTAGAGATGCTAAAGTGGTAGGGCATGGTGAATTAATAAGGGGTTCAAGTTGTCCCGGTTTCTCAGTTAAGAAATGGTGGGCACAGAACTCTGAAATCTTATATGGTAACACAGGATACAGAAATGCCTAAAGATAAAAAGGATAATGTTATTAATCTAGCTGATCGTAGATGGGAGAATTCATTTAATAATGATCTACAGAAAGCTTTTGAAGAAGTTGTGGGTGTCCTTCAGGAACACCTATCTCCAGAAATAGGAGCAAAAGTAGGACTAGCTATAGCTCAAGCACTTGCTTCAATCTCAGATTCATTGGTTGATCATTTTGACGGACCACCTGAAGGAGATGAAGAAGATACTCTGGAGATAATCTTTGAACCTGATTGGCATGAAGGACATGAACCACAACCAACTAGAGAACACTGAGAGTACTTTTTTAAGGCATGAACCCTGCCCATCCTGCGGTTCAAGAGACAACTTAGGGAGGTTTTCAGATGGACATGGATATTGTTTCGGGTGTGCTTATCGTGAGTTTGGCGATGATAGCACTGTATATAATTATGAACAACGACAACGACAGTTTCCGGTAATGAATATTGATTTTATAGAAGGTGAAATTGTTCCTCTCACTACACGAGGTATCACAGAAGATACCTGTGTCAAATGGGACTATAGAGTAGGTGAAATTAACAATCAAAAGGTACAGATTGCTAATTACAAAGATAACACAGGTGCAAAAGTTGCTCAGAAAATAAGGTTTAAGAATAAGGACTTTACATGTCGTGGTGACATGAAAAGTATAGGTCTATATGGAGAACATTTATGGGCTGGAAAGGGAAAACGTGTCACTATAACTGAAGGGGAGATTGATGCATTATCCATCTCTCAAGCTCAAGGTAACACATGGCCCGTTTATTCAGTACCCACGGGTGCAGGTGGTGCAGTCAGAGCAATACGGAAGTCTATTGAACTCCTAAATGGATACGAAGAAGTTATCTTTTGTTTTGATAACGATGAAGCAGGTGTAAAAGCGGCTCGTGAGTGTGCTCAGGTACTTCCTCCAGGTAAAGCTAGTATAGCAAAACTACCACTAAAGGATGCAAATGAAATGCTTGTCAATGGACGGGTAAAGGATCTTGTTAATTGCCTTTGGCAAGCAAAAGTCTTTAGACCTGATGGTATTGTGTGTGGAACAGATTTATGGGATACAGTAAATGCGGAAGATGCTATGTCTTCTGTCCAATATCCTTATATGGGTCTTAACAACAAAACTCTTGGTATACGAAGGGGTGAAATTGTAACTGTAACCGCAGGTGCTGGTATTGGTAAATCACAGGTATGCCGAGAGATTGCCAACTACATTCTTGAACAAGATGAAACCATAGGGTACATAGCTCTTGAAGAGAATAACAAACGTACTGCACTTGGATTCATGGGTCTGTATTTGAATAAACCGTTGCATCTTGGTAGTGCAGAGGTGGACAAGGAAGACTTTAGAGAAGCATTTGAACATACTTTGAACACTGGTAGAGTCTATCTTTATGACCATTGGGGTTCAATGGATAGTGAGAATCTTTTGAATCGAATTAGATATATGGTTCAAGGGTGTGGATGTAACTATATTATTCTTGATCATATTTCTATAGTGGTAAGTGGAATCGAAGAAGGAGATGAACGTAGAACAATTGATAACTTGATGACCAAGCTTCGGGGGTTGACAGAAGAGGTGAATTGTGGTATGATACTCGTATCACACCTTAAGCGACCACAAGGTAACAAAGGTCATGAGGACGGAGCTCGTACCTCAATGGCTCAATTGCGTGGATCTGCTTCTATTGGTCAACTATCGGATATAGTTATAGGGTGTGAAAGAGATCAACAAGGTGAGTTTCCAGATCGTACCACTGTACGAATTCTAAAGAACCGATGGACAGGTGAAACAGGAATATGCTGTGCACTTGACTATGATAAATTAACTGGTCGTTTATCTGAGGTTGCTGATACAAGTGCCTTTGAAGATGACGATTTACCCTTTGAAGATAACAAGGATTTCTAAAATGCGATCTTGTGTATTTGATATTGAAACAAATGGATTGAATGAGAAGCTGACCAAGGTTCACTGTATGGTTATTTATGATATTGACACTAACCAGTATCATAAATATGAACCTGATCAGATACCAGACGGTTTGGCTCAACTTAGCCAGTATGATAAATTGATTGGTCATAATATTATTTCATTTGATCTTCCTTCTTTAAAGAAGATCTTCAAATGGGAACCAAAGGAAGGTCACGTTACTCGTGACACTCTGATTATGTCCAGACTTATGTATTCAGATATGGCATCACGGGATCATACGGCACAAAAGATACGCCAGGATCTGTATGGAAGACACTCACTTCAATCGTGGGGTCAGAGACTTGGGTTTGAAAAAGGTGCTTTCGGTGAAACCGAGGCTATCTTTCATTCCTTTAGTATTGACATGCTTAATTATTGTGCACGAGATGTAGAACTAAATTATAAGTTATACGAAAAACTCTTGTCACGTAAATTCAGTGAAGAATCGATAGACCTTGAACATGAGATCTATCGTATTTGCGAGAATCAGAAGGAATTTGGTTTTCCATTTGATTCGATTAAAGCAGCCCAGTTTTATGCTACTCTTTGTGAACACAGAACACTTCTTCACAAGAAACTCAAGAAAAAGTTTGGTTCGTGGACTGCACCTAACGGTCAACTCTTCACACCAAAAGTAAATAATAAGCGTCTTGGTTATGTGAAGGGTGTTCCTGTTCAGAAGTTTAAAAAGGTGGACTTTAATCCTAACTCTAGACATCATATCGCAAAGCGATTGAAAGACATTCATGATTGGGAACCAGAGGAATTTACTGCTTGTGGAGATCCTAAGATTGATGAGACTATTTTGGATTCATTACCGTATCCAGAAGCAAAACTAATGGCTGAATCACTGCGTGTTAATAAGATGATCGGTCAATTATCAGAAGGAAAGAATGGCTGGTTACACATGGAAAAACAGGGCAAGTTACATGGGTCGGTCAACACTATGGGCACAATCGCCTCTCGTTGCTCTCACACGCACCCTAACTTGGGTCAAGTCCCAAGTGTCAAAACATCCTTTGGCAAAGAATGTAGACAATTGTTTTACGCTCCTGAAGGGTTTGATCTTATGGGATGTGATGTATCAAGTCTTGAAGCTCGTGTTATTGCTCATTACCTTACTAGGTATGACGGTGGTATTTTTGCTAAGACAGTTCTTGAAGGAGATATACATTCTGACAATCAAAAGGCTGTGGGATTGGATACTCGTCATGAAGCGAAAACTTTCCTATATGCTCTCGTGTATGGAGCAGGAGTTGCCAAACTCGGTTCGATTGTTGGTGGGGGTCCGAAAAAAGGACAAAAGGTAAGAGATAGATTCTTTAAACAATTACCTGCGTTCAAGAAGTTTCGTGATGATGTTATGAAAAAAGCGGAAACAGGGTATCTAATGGGACTTGATGGAAGAAGAGTTCCAGTTAGGTCAACTCATTCATCTCTGAATACACTATGCCAATCGGCTGGTGCTATTCTTTGCAAAAGGTGGGTAGTTGAATTTCACAATTTGTTGAAAGAAAAAGGGTACCAAGAAGGAACCGATTACCAACAGGTTGCATTTGTACACGATGAAATACAGGTTTTAGTAAAGAAAGGACTTGGAAATGAAATTGGAAAGACCGCAGTACGTGCAATTGGAGTTGCCGGGGATTCTTACGGAGTCCGATTGCCACTCACAGGAGAATACAAGCTTGGAAGAACGTGGGCAGACACTCACTGACCTAGATCAATTGGAATTTGAGCAAGCTATACAACATTATGTAAAACGATTATTAGAAGTTTATGAAGAAAAAAAACAAGGTAGAACAACTATTGGTAGATGGTGACATTCTTGTATATAAGAATGCATCTGCGGCAGAACAGGAAATAGATTGGGGTGATGACTTTTGGACACTTCATTCTGACTTTAGACAGGTAAAAGGTATGCTTGATTCAGAATTGGATAACCTGAGAAAAGACTCAGGTGTAAATGAATTGTCCATATGCTTTTCTAGCCCGAATAATTTTAGGAGAAAAATTCTGAGCGATTATAAATCCAATCGTTCTGGTGTACGCAAGCCTATTTGTTTTAACATTTCAAAAGACTATCTTCGTGAAGAATACGATGCGTTTGAATCTAATTGGCTAGAAGCTGATGATCTGATGGGTATTAAGAACACTATGTTTATAGATCATTGTTGTATTGTTTCAATTGACAAGGATCTCCTGACAGTTCCAGGTTATCATTGGGACTTCACTAATAAAGAGATGTTTTATATTGATGCCATACAAGCTGACTACAATTTCTATATGCAGACACTTACAGGTGACTCAACAGATGGGTACAAAGGGTGTCCGGGTATTGGTAAAGTAAAAGCTCAGCGTATACTTGATAAAGCAGTTGAGGAAGACGAGGATATGTGGGATGCAATACTTGAAACATATGAAAAAGCTGGGTTTGGACACGAGTATGCGTTGGATCAAG